AGGGCTTATATATCCCCAAAAATGTGAGCGTAAGTCATGACTAAGATTGATCTTGTAATGAATAATGATGATCAGGCTCAGATCGTTGCAGATAAATCTAAATCGGATTTTAGTCAGTCATTAGCAGGGGTGTTTGGCTCACCAACGCCAAGAATCCACTCACCACTGAATGATTTGCCATCCAGGGGCTTTGAGATTATTGATTTTGCATCAATGCTTAAGATTGATTTAATGCCCTGGCAAAAATTCGTGTTGGAGCACTCACACAAAATCAAATCCAATGGGAAATACGCAACGCCCCTGGTTTGCACCGTGGTTTCTAGGCAGTCAGGTAAAAGCACAATGATGTTGCTCAGGATTTTATCGGGTCTTTATTTATTTGATGAGCCATTGCAGATTGCATCAGCCCACAGATTAGTGACATCCCTGGAGCAGTTTCGCACATTGGTTTCATTAATTGAAGGCAATGATGAATTAGCAAAAAAAGTAAAGCGCATTAAATGGTCGCACGGTAATGAGGAAATTGAGGTGCAAGGCAAAAATGGCATTTGCAGGTTTGCCATCAAAGCGGGTGGATCAGCCGCAAGGGGCACTTCGCCAACCACCGTTCACCTTGATGAACTCCGAGAACAGCATGACCTGGAATCGTTTGCCAGTTTGCGTTATGCATTAATTGCTGCACAAAATCCCATGATCATGGCTTATTCTTCGGCAGGTGACCAGCATTCAATTGTTTTGAATTCCATGCGTGATCGCGGGATTGCCGCAGCGGCAGGTGCAAATGATGAAATTGCTTATTTTGAATGGTCAGCCCCAACTGATGACATCAATGACCCAACCAACATAATCGCTGCCGTGCCTGCCCTGGGCTGGACAATTCACCCTGACAACATTAAACAATTATTAAATGACCCCCATGAAATTGTAATGACCGAGGTTTTGAGCAGATGGGTTGCAACAATTACATCAGCGATTGGTGAAATTGAATGGCGGGCATGTATCTCTGAGGATATTGATCTTGATCCTGAGAAAATCACTTGGATGGCATTAGATCATTCACCTGACAGGCGGCATTGTGCGCTGGTTGCTGGTCAGCAATTAAGTGAGGATCAATTCATTATCAAACTATTGCACACCTGGAAAAATGAGGTGGCATTGGATGACAAAGCAATTGCAAATGAAGCGGCTGAGTATTGCAGAAAATACCCAATTGAGAATTTATTGTTTAGCAGGCGAACCAGCGCAGCAGTGGCAGATCGGATGCGCCCCGCTGGAATCCCCGTTTTGGAAGCGGATGGGTTTTATCCGCAAGCATGTGATGAATTAGTTTCAGCAATAAATTCAGGCAGGTTGCGCCATAGGAATCAGGAACAATTAACATTGCAAATGTTATCCGCAGTTAAATTGCCGCGCGGTGACGGGGGCTGGGTTTTTGGGCGCAGGGCTTCACAAAGCGCAATCTGCGCTGCCGTTGCCGCAAGCCTTGTCACACATTATGCGACACGCCCAAGCACAGATGTGGACATTCTTATTGGCTAGTGCTAGTCACCTGAGAAAATGCGAGCATGGCGATATTAGACAGATTTAGAGTGCAGACAAAAACCGCTGCACCTGCACCTGATGTTGCTGCAACTGACCTTGCGCCATTAATGAACATCAATTCACTTTATACATTTGTAAACACACCTATAACTGCAACTTATTCAGAATTTATCAGCATACCCGCAGCAGCCCGCGCAAAAAACATCATTGCATCAAGTATTGCAAGCATTCCAATAATTTTGCGGGATCGCTCAACTGGGATGCGATTGGATTCGCCATTAGTATTTAATACTCCCGACAGGCGATTGCCTGGACAAGCAACCTATGGATGGACTGCATCAGATATTTTGCTGTATGGGTTTGCTTATTGGCGGATTCATGAACTATATCAAGACACATTTAGGGTGAGATCAGTTGAAAGAATTGCACCCGAACGCGTAGGAATTGAAACAAATGCTGATGCAAACACAATCACTGGATACACAATTGATGGCATGAGAATTCCTGATTCAGGCATTGGCAGTTTAGTAGTATTTTATTCTCCAGGGGATGTTGGCGTTTTAAATCGCGCAGGGCGCACAATTCGCACGGGCGCACAATTGGAAGCGGCTGCATTAAATTATGCCCGTGAGCCAATTCCCTCAATGGTATTAAAATCAAATGGATCAGCATTGCCCGCAGATCGCATTGCAAAATTATTAGAACAATGGGCTAGTGCAAGAAGAAATCGAGTAACGGCTTATCTTAACGCGGATATTAATTTGGAAAAGGTGGGATTCACACCTGAGGAATTAGGATTAAATTCTGCCAGGGAACACATAGCAACTGAAATTTCAAGGGCTTGTGGAATTCCTGCATATTTCGTTGATGCTCCAACTGGTTCATCAATGACTTATTCAAATGCAACATTGGCACGGCAATCATTGTTGGATTTTAGTTTAATTCCAATTATGAACGCCATTGAACAAAGGCTCAGCATGCCAGATTTTTGCCCTAGTTCCCAGGTGGCGCGTTATGACTTAGACATGTATTTGCGCGGTTCATCATTAGAACGAGCGCAAGTCTATGAGATTTACAATCGCATTGGCGTGATGAACGCTGATGAAATAATGAGAAAAGAGGATATGGCACTATGAAACTGACAACACCAATGCAGATTACCGCGGCTGATTCAGAATCCCGAACAATTACTGGTCGCATTGTTGCATTTAATGAACCTGCAAATGCATCAACTGGGAAAGTAATTTTCGCTAAGGGTTCAATTGCACCAAATGATGTGTTTTTAAATTTAGAGCATGACCGCACACGCAGAATTGGCAAAACATTATCCATGACAATGAATGGTGAAAAGTCAATTGATGCAACATTTAAAATTGCAAATACCACCGCGGGCACTGACGCATTAGAGGAAGCGCAAACTGGATATCGCGACGGATTTAGTGTGGAATTGGCAGTGAACGATTATGAAATGTTAAAGGATGGAACAATGAAAGTTTTAAATGGTGATCTCACAGCCGTTGCATTAACAAGTGAGCCAGCAATTAGATCAGCGCGTGTCACTAAGGTGGCAGCAACTGATGATGAAAATTCTGAAACCGCAGTTGCGGATGCAGATCAAACAAAAACCGAAGGAGAAAACACAGTGTCAGAATCAACACCTGAAACCGTTGCTGCACCTGAAACAGTTGAAGCAACTGCATCAATTAAAGCAACACCGATTGCAACACCAATGTTTTATGCTAAACCAAGAAACCCAATTGTAAACATGGGATCATGGGTTGAGCATTCAATCAAAGCACAATTAAATCCAAATTCAGATTCAGCCATTTACATTAAAGCAACAAATGATGATCTGACAACCACAAATCCAGGATTTAATCCAACACGCCAATTAACTGAAATTATCAATGGATTAAGCAATGCAACAAGGGCAAACATTGATGCGATCAGCCGCGGCACATTGCCTGATGCAGGCTTACAGTTCCAAATTCCAAAAATTACCCAGGTGGCGGAAGTAGATGCCGTTGCTGAAGGTGGCGCAGTCACAAATACAAATGTTGAGAGCAGTTTCTTGAATGTGGACATCTCACGCTATGCAGGGCGGAATATTCTGACAACTGAGATCATTGAAAGAAGTTCGCCTGATTTCTTTAACGAATTGATTTCAATAATGGGTGCAGCAATGGCATTGTCACAAACCAAAGCCGTTGGCACTGCAATCCTTGCAGGCGCAACCGCAGATGGCACACCAACTGCAAACACAGCCGCTGGTTTATTAGGATTTACATCCCGATCAAATTCAGCAATCTATGGTTCAACACAAAGATTTGCGCGGTCACTAATAGTAAGTCCTGACCAATGGTCAAACATCATGTCTTATAATGTTAGCGGGGCACCGTTATTCAACGCTTATCAGCCTTCCAACCAAACTGGTTTAGTAACTGGTCAATCACAAATTGGATTGGTTGCAGGTTTGAATTTCTATGTTGACAACTCAGGTGAGATCACAGGTTCAGGTGATAACTCAATGGTTGTTGTTGAGCCTAATTCATACACATGGTATGAATCACCAAATTACCGCCTAGATGTCAATAAGCCATCAGACGGAACAGTTGAGATTTCCATAAATTCTTATGGAGCAATCGCCACCAAGATTGGTGCGGGCGCACGAAAGTTTAATTTCACCTAAGAATAAATCATGGGTAATGGTCGCTCCCGAACATTGCCCAGCCGAATGAAAGGATTTGCTCATGCCAATTATTAGTGCCAGCGATTTGCGGTCAGTAATTGGCGTGAGCCAATCTTTATACTCAGATGCTTATTTAGATCAGATCATTGCGAGCAGTGAGGAAATTTTACTGCCAATTTTAAATGCTTATCAATTTGCAATTGATTCATTTAGTATTCAGGATGATATTGTTTATTTTAATACCATCCGCCCTAATCTTTTTGTAGAGGGTCAATCAGTTGTAGTGACTGGTTGTGGTGCAATAGATGATACTTACACAGTTGAAGCCCGCACGGGTGATGTGTATATGTTCAGCGCAGCCGTCATTGCCGCTGATTCTATTGTCACCCCAGTTATCCCCGCTGGGGTCGCGGTGCTTGATGGGTCGAGTGCCGCTGATATTTACGCAAACAATGATGCGATAAAGAACGCTTTATTAGGATTGAGCACGGACATTTTCCAGGCAGTCATTGCCCCTGGATCACAAATTGAGGGTGTGGATTTTGCTCAAACAATTTATCGCACGGGTCGGGCAATGATCAATCGCCAAATGGGTTTATTAGCACCATTTTTAGACACTGAAACGATTTGCCAATGAGCGCATCAATCGCTGAGGTGAGAGCAGATTTAGCAACCGCATTAACATCAATTGGAGCAACGGTTTATGACCATGTTCCCGAAGCCATCATTCCGCCTGCATGTGTGATCATTGCGGGATCACCTTATTTGGAAAGCACCCTGATCAGTAAATCATCAGTCAGTGTTAAAATTAATTTTACGATAACCGCAGCCGTTGCATACAATTCAAACCCAGGCGCATTAGATAATTTAGAAACTTTAATCATTCAAATTTTGGGTGTGATGCCCAATGGTTATGTGGTCGGTGATGTTCAACGCCCAACAATAACAAACATCAACACATCATCAATACTTATTGCCGATTTGGCAGTAAGCACATACTACAATCAAGATATATAAGAGAGAAGGAAACAAATGCCAACAACAATCATTACAGGTCGCGACATCACATTCACAATTGATTCTGATACTTATGATGCACAAGCGACATCAGCCGTTTTAACTGTTGATTCAACAATCAATACTTATCAAACTTTAGATGGTAAAGCATATTTTACAACGGATACTCAGGGAACATTTGCGGTTTCAATGCTTGCAGATTGGGGCGCAGCATCATCATTGTGTGAAGCATTGTGGACTGCTGCAACGAGCGCACCAAACACAGGATTGGCAGTTTCATTAACCGCTGACACTGGAGCAGTGTTTGCATTTGATGTTCAACCAATTTTGCCATCAGCGGGCGGCACTGCACCTGATGCGCAAACGGTGGATTTATCATTCACATGCGTGACAACACCAGTTGCCACATTCTCTTAATCAATAGAATCGGGAGCAAACAAAATGAAATTACCAATACAAATTGAATATGGAAACGGTGATTCTGAAACCTACATTGCCCAAGTTCCTGAATGGAGCAAGTGGGAGCAGAAAACTGGACATACAATCAGCCAAGCCCAGGAAAAGATTGGGCTGAATGATTTGTTGTTTTTGGCTTATCATGCAATGAAGCGCAATGCAGGGGGTAAGGCAATCAAGCCTTATGAAGCATGGTGTGAAGGCATTGTGGATGTCACCGTTGGGGATGAAAACCCAAAAGTTTCCAGCGCGGAAGCATAAACCGATTATTAATTGAATTGGCAATTGCCACATCAATTCCAATGTCGGAATGGGAAAGCGCGGAACAGATATTAACCGCAGTTGAGATTTTAAAGGAGCGCAAAAATGACTGATTCTGATGCTTACAATAAGCAACAATTGAAAGTCATTATCAAAGTGATTGCTGCAATGGATGATGAAGCAATCGCGCAATCCAAAAAAACATCAGGTGCGTTGGTTGAATATGTGCAGAAAAAAATCATTGATGCATCAGGTGAAACACAAAACAAAATTGATGATCCAATCGCTAAGGGTTCGCGGGTCAGTAAGTCATCCAAAATTGGTGAATTAAACCTGGGCTTTGCGGCTCAAAAATACAGCGGTGGTGGCACTACGCAGCAACTATGGGGCGGGGCTGAATTTGGATCAAATAAGTTCAAGCAATTTCCATCCTGGTCAGGAAAATTTGGCAAGGGTTCACGCGGCTGGTTTATTTATCCGACACTACGCAGGGAGCAGCCTTATATTTTAGATCAATGGGAAAATGCATTTGATCAGATTATTAAGGAATGGTAAATGGCAACCCAATCGCGCACCCTTAAACTTTCAATCCTTGCAGAAACAAAGCAATTAGCGGATGCATTAAAGGGATCAGGAAAGAATGTTGAATCATTTGGCGATCAATTAACTGATTTTGGCAAGAAGGCTGCACTGGCATTTGCAGCCGCTGGAACAGCGATTGCAGCATTTGCATTTAAATCAGTGCAAAATGCCGCAGCGGATGAAGGCGCACAAAGAAAATTAACTGAAACATTGCAAAAAACAACCATAGCGACAGATGCACAAATTGCAGCCGTTGGTCAATATATTGATAAAACATCAATTGCCATTGGTGTCACTGATGATGAATTGCGCCCAGCATTTAGCAGATTAGCGCGCTCCACAAATGATGTGCAAGCCGCTCAGGATTTATT